GGGCAGTAGCGCAGCGTGGCTCACTTGGTCGGTTCTCCGAAAGCATTTGCCTGCTCCCGATACCACCTCTGAAACTCCACCACCATCAGCGTCGTCTGCGCGGCATCCTCGGCTAGTTTTTCGCAGGTGGCAGCGCTGGCTTGCTGTCCGGCAGCAGGTACAGGGTCGGCGGGGGCTGCGTCAGTTCCGGTGGCAACGACGGAAACTTCGGGCACTGCGCCGGAATGACTTGTGGCGTGGTGGCGCACGCGCCGAGGAACGCGGGCAAGCAGATCGCGGCGATCCGCCACAATTTTGGCTTTCTCGGTTTCAAATTCATTCGATATCTCCTGGTTAATGGTGGTCTGATGGGTGGTCACGACCGCGACCTGCTCGGCTTGTTTTGCCACGGCCTGTGCTTGCATGGCCTTCTCGGCATTCCATTGCGCCGTGACGTGCTGTTCGCCATACCGGTAGCCGCCCAGGAACACCGCCAACGTGAGTGCGACAGCGCCGATCAGCCGCCACGGCAGCCATTTCAGAATTTCGATGACCGGAAACATCACGCACCTCCTCCCGGCTCGGTCTTGGCCTTGAATCCAAGAGCAGCGCCACCGGCGGCGAGCGTCGCGCCCAGCCCAATGCCGAATGCCTGCATGTCAAAGGGGTGTCCTTGGCCGACCACCGAATAGATGGCAAGTCCCAGGAACACGACCACCCCTTGCGCCCAGAGCACGCGCCCGATGTCGAAACTCTCGCCATCGGCGGTGGTGAAGCAGTCTTTGAGCAACTTCATCATGCTGGCGTCCCTTCGTTGAACTCGGCTTCTTCGGCCAATCTTCTATGCAACAGTCCGGCCAATACGCGCCCGGCATCCCGGTCCCACAGCGGAAACTGCATGGCCGCCGCTGCGAGATTTCCGGCGTTGATGTCTTTCAGCATCGTCGAACTGGCGAAGGCGCCCGCGCCCAAGTTGAAGACAAAGTCCACCAGCGCGTCGAACTCGGATTGTTTGAGTGAAATCTGCACCAAGCGGTTGACCGCATCGACGGCCGCCTGGATATCCGCTTTGAGCCAAGCCTCCGCCTGCTCGAGCGTGCAGGTCATGCCCTCAATCACACCATGGGTGTGGCCGTAGCCGATGGTCCATACGCCGCCGGTGTCGGGATAGGCGGCAAGCCGGCAGCCCTCGAAACGCTCTGTGAGTTGGATGCCTGCTTTGCTGTAGGTCATGGGTGGGTTCATTTCTTGTCCTCCGTGAAGGATTTCTGGTACTGCGGTTCGTTGGCCTTCACCCAATCCCACAGACAATCGAAGGCTTGCTCGTAATAGTTGGCGAGCGCATCCGATTCGGTGAAACACAGGTCATTCAACTGCTGGCTGGCGCTCACCGAGTAGTTCCAGCTGCCGTCTTCCACGGTGACCTTGTTATCCGGCGTGCGGATCACGGTGGCCTTCAGATGCACGATCTGGTGGTGGACGGGCGAGGTGCCGATGAGGAAGTGCTCCCCGTCCTTGAGCCCTGCGGCCATGAGCCGCTCGATCTGCGGTGCCTCGGCGCGCCCTGCCGCCTGGGTGTGGTCGAAAATCACCCGCACATCGCACCCCGCCATGTGCGCCGCGATCAGCGCATCGAAGAAGGGTTGCAAGGTGCAGCCGTAAATCATGGTGCGCAGCCTCGCCTCCGGTTGGGCGCTACTTGCCAGAAACGCCTCGAAGGCCGCGAGCCCGTCGGCGTAAGGGGTGATGAGCCGGGTCTGCTGGGCCCGCTCGTGCAGGATGCCAAGGGAAGATAGGATGGCGTTCATTTGAACACCCCTTGTCCATGAATGACGCCCCAGATCACGGCGATGCCGCTACCGACGACGGAGAGCCACATGACGACTCGCGCCCCGAACTTGGCGGCGAGGAAGGTCTGTTTCATCTCGTTCATTTCCTCCGAATGCTTCTGGTGGAAGGCTTCGATGTAATGGGCGAGCAGCCGGAATTCCGGCGACTCAATCTTGTCAATCTCGGCGCGCAGGTTTTCCAGGGTTTGTTGGGTGTCTGTCATGGTGATTTCTCCTTTCTTCAGACGTAAAAAAACCGCCCTCGGGCGGTCGATTGGTGGGTGCTGCGGTAATTCCGTCAGTAGTTGGCGCGGATCACATAACCTTCCAGGGTGATGACTTCGTTGGCGGACGCCGCCTGCGCCCGAAGGGTGAGGCTTTGGCTCTGCGAGAAATCCACCGCAATTCCCCCGGAAATGTAGGTATTGTTGAGCGAGTACATCTGGCTGTTGAGCGTCCCCCGGTTAATCAGCCACCAGTGGTAAGGCTGCGAACTGGTGGTGAAAGAATTGGAATCGATGTAACTCGTGCCAACATGCCAGGATGTCGTCTTGCTGTTGGAGGACGAGGTGCCATCAAAAAACGTGTGGCACTCGAGCGATCCGTTGACGGACAGGGATCCCGCCGGAATCGGGATACTTGCCATCACCACGTCGGTGGCCACGGGCGTCACGGTCGGTGTGCCAAGCCCCGAGGCATAGGGAATCTGGATGGTAAACGCCGTGGTGCTGTCGATCGACAAGACATTGTAGAAGCCGGAGACGCCGATGCCACCAGACCACGAGACATAGACATTAGCGCCGACGGCCGGCGTGGCAGTCAATCCGTGCACACCGGAACTCGACACCTGCACATTGCCGGCGTTCGATACATAGCTGGCGCTGGTAAAAGTGCTCGCCACCGCGACGAAGGACAATGGCACGGCATTCTGGGCGATGACCTTGGTGCTCGGCGAAGGGAGCAAGTTGCCAGCAATCCGTTCGTCTGTGATCATGAGATTGGTGATCGCGGTGGAGGATGTCTGTAGCAGTACCTGGGCGAGAGGATAGTAGCCGGCAGGAATGGCGGGCGGTGATGGGGAGGCCGATTCTGTTCCCGACACCGTCAGAATTGCGCCATTGGTCGGATTGATCACGATCCTGTCGATGCGTGGATTCGATGCTGGGGCGGTGAACGCGCCGGTCGACTGCGCAGCAACCGAGGTGAGTGCGCCAGCGCCGAACACCGCGCCAGCATCGACCGCAACGGTCATGTTGGGAGTGGCCTGCGCATGCGGTGCGAAGGGCGCTGCGAGTTTGGCCATGACGGAGACATCCCCATCGATGGCTGCCTTGTAACTCGTGGCGTCCTGCATCGTGAAATTGCTCTGCAGGAAGGTTGCAACAGTCATATTGATGTCCTTACATGTCGAAAGTCGGGTTGAACAGGGAAAGGCAGGGAACCCCCTGTGCCGTGCTGATCACGGCACGGGTCTTGATGAAGCGTGCCGTTAGCGTGCCGTTTCCCCACTGGCTGTAGCCGGAATAGGTCACCCCATCGGCGCTGGTGTCGACCCAGAACTGCGGGTTATTCACCCCGCCAGGGATTGGCAGCGTGCCCGCAAACGCGGCCCATGCCCGTACCGTTTTCGAGGTGCCCAGGTCGACGATCTGGGCTGATTCGAAGGAGCACGAGGGATAGGGATTGGGCACCAGTTTGTCGAAGGTGTCCCACAGATCGGCGTTTGCTAGATTCTGGCTTTGCGGCACGAGCTTGCCGGTCCAGTGCATGACCATGTTGGTCAGCGTCCCCGACCACTGCGGCGCCTGGGTGAGTGTGGCCTGCACTGCCAGGGTGTCGGCCACCGTAAAATTCTGCGCGACTGGCACCGAGTAGGTTCCGCTCGCGTCCCGTGCCGCCAGCAGGAAAATCCAGGCCCCCGGCACCATGCCGGTGGTGTTGAAGGACGTGTAGGCGATTCCGGTTGCCAGCACCACGCCGTCGTTCCAGTTCGTGCTGTTGCCCTGCGGCACATAGCGGATTTCGTAGCTGACGCCCGTTGTTGGAGATGCCACCCAGCTCAATTGCGTGGTGGTACCCGATTGCGACACGGACAAACCTGAAGGGGCTGCGGGCAGAGCCAGTTGTCCGGCAATGGTAAAGGGCACCGATGGAATATCAGCGATGTTCTGCCCTCCGGCACCGACCTGGTTGAAGGCGACGAACTTGAAATAGACCGTGGAGCCTACTAGCTGTGGATTGTAGGGATAGCGGAACAACCCCGCATCGCAGCGAATGAACCGCGCCCCGGCACTCGAACCCTGGGCGCTGTTGTACAGACCACGGTGCAGATAGCTCAGGTTGTACTTGGAAGTGCCGGTGAGCGTGGCATCACGCCAGGCGAGGTACTCGCCTCCCACCAGCGACAGGGTACCGTAGGTATCGACGGTGGTCTGGTTGACGCTGCTCAGAATCCCCGCGCTCATCGTAAGATCGGCCGCCAGGGTGTCGCTGGTGTCGGGGTCGGAGACCGATGCAGCGAAATTCGCTGTGGTCACCCCGGCGATGGAATTTCCCCGGATCGTGCCGATGCTGAAAAACGTCGCATCGTCGTAACTCATCCAGATCTGCGAGCCGCCGTAGTTCGCATCCAGGTTGGTCACGGCCATCCAGATTTCATAACCGCTCGGCGCGAGAGCCGATGGCGCAAGGAAGATTTCGGCTGCCGAATGGATACTCGGCACCACGCCCCAGTTCGGGTTGTAGCCGGTCGCGGGCGGCACTGTTCCTTGCGCCGGATTGTAGAATGCCTCGGCGTATTGCTCGGCCGTGATTTGCAACAAGCCGTCCTGTCCCTCCTGGATCTCGGTGATGCGCACCGGCGTCTTGTTCATTCCCAGCATCGGGTCGGTCAGCGTTACCACGTCCATGGGCTCCAGCAGGCAGTATTTCTGCGTGAGATTGAACTGGTAGGTGTTGAGGATGTAGAGCTCGCGCTGCAAGATTGCCTGGGCCACAAGTTGTGCGACGTTGCCCAGACAGACCGAATGCAGGGTCACGGTCGGCTTGGAGCGCATACCGTAGATTTCCAGGGCCGACTGGTCGCGGGCGGTTGCCGGTGCTGCGGTGTAGTCGTTGCCGCGATCGAGGTATTCCACAGTCACATCGTTGTAGGCATCGGCCCGGCGCTTGCGCGTGACGACGATCGGGTCCGCAGCGCCCTTGACGATGAAGTCGTCGTCGGTGAGATCGTAGACGGCGGTGGCGATCTGATCGTAGGGAATGATCTTGATCTGCTTTTCCGACCAGACGATGCCGGCATTCGCAATGCGCGCCCATTCGGCGAGCCAGTCATGCGCGGGCCGTTGCGTGGCCACTGCCGGACTGATCAGAATGCCGTTGGCGCTGCAGTAGTTGCCGAGCGCCGTGTAGTCGCCCAGGTTCGCGCCCGGGAACAGCACCCCATAATGCGGGTTGGTCAGGAAATCGGTGATCACGTCTTTCGGATTGACGTCCACCACGCCGGGGCTGGTGAAAATGCCCTGAACCTCGAACAGGTGGTTGCCGAGCGAGCCGCTTCCCAGGTCGTAATTGGCGAAGGCGGCGTAGGCCGAGCCCTGATAGCCGATGGCCTGCGTGGGATGATAGGTCGACAGGTACCCCCAGGGCGATTGCGGGTAAGTGCCGGTAAAAATCGTGAACCCCACTGCCGCCGGATTGGCATAGGTGACCTGGTTGCGCCAGATGCGCGACACACCCTGGACCGGTCCCTCTGCCAGTTCGAAGCAAACTGTCGCACTGTAGGTGTAGTTGGTGTTCGAGATCGAGGTGCCGCCGCCTTTGCCACCGGAGACGTTGGTCGTGGTGGTATGCGGAATCACCGTCCAGTCGGCGTAGTACATCAGGGTGGGCGAGACGCGCGCGGTGCCATACACGATCGGCACCGGCTTGCTGTAGCCGGCCTGCTGGATCTGCAGACCTGCGAGCACCGGTGTCTGCCATGCGGAAGGCCGCGCGCCTCCTCCAAATAGCCCGCTCATGGCTTCCTCCACGGGTCGAAAAACTTGACCGGCCGCACTTCGAGCCCGCCGCGCGAGGCATCCCCGATCACCACGCGTCTTTCCGGACGATGGGCATGGATGATCACGGGCCAGTCGACGATGATGGCGGCATGGCTGTAGATGCGCCCGAATTTCCACAGCGCGATATTGCCGGGCGCGGGCTCGGTCACTTCCGCCGCATACTGCCGAATGCCCTCCAGGTAGGTTTCTTCGCTTCGATGCAGCATGATGTCGGCTGGATACTCCGGGATCACGATCGTTTGCGGATCGATGCCCATGGCGTCGAATACGCCGGCGTGAGCGTAGACCTCATGGAGCAGCAGCAGGCAATCGACCCCGGCCCCCTTGATGCGCGCCCGGTGATGGTAGGGCGTGCCGAGCCAGGTGCGTGCCTCGGCAATTGCGGCTTCTCTAGTTCCATTGCCCATCACATGATCCATCACATGCTCGCCGTGGGAGAAGGCACGAACGGCCAGCCCCGGAAGTTCAGCAGGTTGTTGAAGGTAGCGGAGCAGGTCGCCATGCTCTTGTCACAACCGGGGTAGACCATAAAAGTGTCCCCCGCAGCCGGTGGTGATTGCAGCGGGGCCATGAGCGTGAGTGTGGCGGTGCCGCTTGTCAGTACATGCGCCTTGATCGTGGCGGACACGCCGGCATTGATGCCGGAATTGAAGGTGATCGTGCCGAAGGTGAAATAGCCGGCTGCCTGGGCAAGCGACGCGGTTTCGATCACGTTCGTCGATGACCCAGTCGCAACAGTTCCGGCAGCCGCGAACGACGCCTTGGCGAGCGTGCATCCGGCATCGAACAGGTTGTGGATACATCCCGGCGAAATGAGGTTCCTCGGCATGCTGATGTTCAGGAGTTCCAGCTTCGAACTCACGGTGAGTTCCACCGCCGTGCGCGACGGTTTGACCTCGGTCACGTCCCCGAAAAACACATTGAGCGTTCCCGCCGAGGTGTCGCCGAAGGTGTTCATGTAACAGCGGTCCACGCTGATTTCGGCGCCGTCGAAGCCGCCGTTGACGGCAAACTGCGGAAAGGGCACACCCTGGATGAGTTCGCTCGCCCCGCCGAAGATCTGGATGGTCAGGGTGTCGACCTGCACGCCGATGGCGGTTTTGGCGCCTGAGCGCTGGATGCGCGGAGAGGTGCAGGCGTAATAATTGCCGCCATAGTTGAGGCCACCGTCGGCGTTGGTGTAGTAGAGCGTGCCGCCACCGACCAGCGAGATCGTGAAGAGATCGGCATAAAGGTATTGATTGGACGCCAGGAGCGCGACCAGGGCAGGAGATGCGGTTTTCATGGTCACACCTTGTTGAGCGGGCTGCCGACGAAGGACAGTTGCTTGAGTTCGTAAAGCTGATACATGAACTGGTTGAAATCGGCTTTGTCGGCTGAGAAGCGCACCCGGTAGTAGAAATTCCCCGTCCAGGTCAGCGCAGCGCTTGACGCCGGGGCGGTCGTGAAGGTGACGAGCCCGGTCGAACTGATCTGGCACTGATTGCCGATGCCCACTGTCTGCAGCATGCCGTTGACGTAGATGCTGGGCGTGCCATCGAGGTTTTGTACCGGCTCGATGAATCCGCCGTAGGCGCGAATCAACTGGAATGCGGTCGTCGCCCCGTCGCCCGTGCCGAATCCCTGATTGGTCACGGCGTTGTCGGATGGATCGCTGTACAGGAAGGCCGCGAAACTGCCCTGGCTCTGCAGGAAGAATCCCATCAGGGTCTTGAGTTCACTGGTCGCATCATCCCGCAGCAAGTCGTAGGCGAGCGAGAAAGTCCAGAGCGGATACTGCATGAGCGCGGTGCGCACCTCGTATCCTGAGACTGCGCGGTGCGAAATGGTGTTGAACTGCGGGGTCTTCTGCACGTTCCAGGATAGCCCCGGCAGCGCCGGAAAAATCTGCATAATTTTGTCCTCGATATTGCCGGTAAATTCGATGAGGAGTGCGTAAATGGCCTCCGTCCACGACCAGTCGTTTGCATAGCGCGCATATTCCACCGAGGCATAGAGCGTCGGTGCGATGGTTTCCGTCCACATGGCCCCCTTGGCGTGGGTGTCTTTCACCATCGGGTTCTCGATGGCCGCGCCGTTGTGGTACGGATCAACCCGGTATTCGTGGATCGGAATCCAGTCTGCGGTCTGCATCGATGGCCGTGCATCGCGCGAGGTGCGCTGATAGAACGCCAGCAGCCCTTCGAAGGCGATGATGTCGTCGGCGGTGGGCGACAGCGGGAAACTCACCGTGCCCCCGGCACGCGCGCCGTTGACGAGCA